AGCGCGCAATCAAATAAGTTTTTGCCCCAATTCCATTTAGAGAAAAAGTCTCTGATGAATTTTGTCGGCGCTCCGTATTTAAGAATGAAAGTGGAACCAATGAAGAAGAGAATTATTGCGACCATGAACTTTTGACTTTGCTAGACTCATATTCTCTATGCCATTTTTCAAAAGCCGCCCAAACCTTCTTGTTTTTAGGAAATTGACATTTTCTAGGTTCGCCGTCTTTCTTTAAGAAAGTCGGGCCACAATATCTGTGAAATTCCCAACGCCAAGTTTTGCCATTAACCTCTGCTTCACCATATCCATCTGGATAATCAATAAAGCATGTCATTCCATTAATCTCTGTTCTGTGTCCAGCCATGTTTAATTAATAGGCTTCTTTGACAAATCTCTTTCTATATCTTTCCTTTTTCTAGATTCCAGATTATATCTCTCGGAACACGCGGAAATAAAACCCTTATAATTTTCGAGTTCTCGCATTATTGGTTCGTCTCCCGACTCCAACCTTTTATTAATTCTTTCAAGAAGAGATCCCGCGATTTTTGTTTCTTTTTCGTTCATAATATATCATTATAAACTCGAAAAAACCTTTTGTCAAGCAAAATCTTAAACTCGAATCATTTTACTATTTGTTTTTGGCGGATCGTCCAAAGAAAAAACTTTGACATTAAATTTCCCGCCATCCGATAAACTTTGCAAAAATTTATGATTTGGGAAAGTAACAGAAGTAAATATAGTGACCTTAGCAAATTTCTCTGGAAACTCTTCTAAAAAGATGCCTTGCCACAATGGATCATCAATCGGATGATTATTGAAGTCTAAATTATCAATAATGACTTCTTCTCTTTTGCCGCAAAACCTTACTCCCGACGTTGTTATTTCTCTTAATTCACCAATATATAATTCGCTAATCTTTTCTGGCATCATTTTTTCTGATCCAGTTTCTCTAATAAAGATGTTATTAGGGAACTTATGATAATCGCCCCACATTATCTGCTGAATAGGAGACAGAGGTATAGCCCTAAAGGGCCATTCGGGTATAACGTGATTAGGTGTTTTTGGGGTTTCTCCTAAAATATCCTTAATATCTAATGAGCAACCGCTTGAAAATGGAAGAAGAAAAAGAGAATTAAGAAGAAATCGGCGATTCATTCTCCGAAATTCTTTAATGCTTCTGCAATTAATTCTGCCTCATTAATTTTCATGGTTACTTCTCCACCATGATCATCAACGATTTTAATTTCTAAATCGTTAAGTTTTTCGATTGATGGGCAACCGCTACTATTGCAAGGGCAAAGAATAATCTTATCGGGCATATAAGAATTTACACTTATCCCTCGCAAACCTTACATGTTAAAATTGACCTCGCTAAATCTTGAGATGGGTTAGAACTTCTTTGATAATAAAGGGACTTAATACCATTCTCATGCGCAAATATAAAAAGTTGGCTCGCCTCTTTTGGGGGAGTCCCCGCAGGTAACATTAAATTTAATGACTGCCCTTGATCTATATATCGTTGTCTATCAGCGGCTTGTATAAGTATCTCTTTTTGAGAAATCTCTTCAAATGTTTTGAATACATCTTTTTCTTCTTCTGAAAGAAAATCTAAATGATAAACACTTCCCCCATGATCTAAAATACTCTTCCAAACCTCTCTTGTATTTTTGTCCTTCTGTTTCAAAAACTCAATTAAATACGGATTCCTATAAGAGAATTTACCTTTTGCGAGGTTTTTGACAAAATAATTAGAGTTCAACGGCTCAACCGAAGGTGAAATTTGTCCCAAAATAAAACTGCTAGATGTTGTCGGAGCAATCGCAATTGTCGTCGTATTTCTTCTTCCGTAACCTTTAAGAACTTCCGGTTCACCGAACATCACCGCCAATTCTTCTGTGGCTTTATTTGCTCTTTTTTGAATCTCTGAAAAAATATCAACATTTTCAAAACGTGCTGCTAAACTTTCCCAAGCAATCATTTTAGATTGCAAGTAACTGTGATAACCTAAAACCCCCATTCCCAACGCTCTATGATTTTTAGCAAATCTATGCGCCGCTTCCATTAATTTATTATCTTTTGTTTTTTCGATAAATTCAGACATAACGGCGTCAAGAAACATAACCATTGTTTCTACAGCGTCTGTCTCTTTAATTTCGTCCCACCAAAGAAGATTTAAAGAAGAAAGACAACATACAAATGATTCTTCTGCCGAAGACGGGAGAAAGATTTCACTACAATTTCCTGTTAAAATTCCATTGAAAACGGCCTTATGTTCAAGAGGCTCATTAACACAATACGTATCATCATATCTGCTTTTATCTTCAACTGAAACAACTTTTACAAAATGCGATGCTTCTCGCTGCGGTTCTCTATGCTCGAATTTTAATCTACTCGTTTTAAACCCCAATAAACTCAATTTAAATAATCCATTTGATGTTACCAAAAGCCTCTTAGCCTCCCTACAAAAATATTCTTTAGATCCTCCCTTCCCATCTGGAAGCATTTTAAAACCCTCTTCTGCTGCGTCAATGATCTTAGAACTAACCCCAAGCGTTTGAAGAAGAAGTTGAACCTCTCTCAGAAAATGCCTTTCGACACACACTACTTGAATAGATTCATTATCTCCATTTCTAGCAATAGTTCCATCCATGTCTAAATATCCAGCCAACCACTCCAATTTAGTCTGGACACTTGATCTTAACGGAACTTCAAATTTTGGTTTAATATCTTTTTTCAAAATGACATTCAATCTTCCAGAAGTATCTCTTCCGTTATTTCTTTCAATTTCTAATCTATCCAGAACAATATCTTTTTCGCCATAAATAGAAATTCTTGGAACCCCATTTGCATAAGTTCCGTCACCACAAAACGCTCCGTGAGTATACGCATAAGGAAATTCCTCTTCTCCGTCTACAATGGGGCAATCAAACTTAATCAGTTTATCCCCTTCTTTTAATTCAATTGTTCTCTTTTCAAGAAACTTTTTCTTTTCTTGATCTCCGTATTTTTCAACGCAATACCATTTATGATATTCTGTGCAATCCAACTCTTTACCGTCTGAAAGCGTTACTGTCAAAAGTTTTTGATTTATCCCTGTTTTTTTTACTTGAACATTCGACCATTTTTTGCCATTCCAAATTTCAATAAATTCATCTTCCAAATCAGCAATAGGAATATGTCCATTTTTTGTTAGAAGTAGTGTTTCAGGAGCAACGCATAAATTTGAAGACTTAATATCATATCCCTTGTCTTTGTAAACTTGCGGTTTTTGGTTATTAGCATTATCAGAAAAGAAAATATAAGGATAACCTGTTTCTGCCCTTTTTTTAACAATCGCACTCCATCTTTTTTTATTTTCTTTCTCTCCGTCAATTGCTTTTTGAAGCCACCCCTCGGGGATACAGACTCCAATAGACGTTTCTTGAATAGAATTTCCATCAGATTTAATCTTCATGAATTCCCAAAAATCTTCATGGTCTACTGGAAGATATGCTGCAAAACTTCCTCTACGTGACGCCCCCTGAGAAACTAGATTTGTTACCGTATCGAAGAGTTCCATACATCGAACCGGACCCTCTGCCGTTCCTCCTGTAGAAATTTTAGAACCCCTTGGCCTAATATCTCCAAAATAACCCGAAGTCCCTCCTCCGGTCTTGCTCATCATTCCACATTCAGCCTGCTTAATCAAAAATTGCTCTACACTATCGCCAATATACGAATTAAAGCAAGAAATCCCAAGACCTTTACTGTTCCCAAAATTAATCCATACAGGAGTAGAAAGGCTATAATAGCCTTTCGCCATATAATCTTCGAACTTCTTGGCGAACCCTTTTATTCCTAGAATTTTTTCAGCCGCCCTTGCTATTTCTTCAACTCTTTCTATTCCAGTTTGACCTTCATTCAGATAACCTCTTTCAAGGAACTTTACAGAATCTTCATTAAGCCAATAGTATTTTTCTCTAATCATAATTAAAATAGATCGTCTTCGTCGTAATGCTGCGATTTTTTTGCATATTCCGTTGGCCGTGCTTTAAAGAAATCTGTCATGTTATTGCCAATAAGTTCTTCCTCAAACCACATCGTTTCCTCTAAAATTTCCTCATCAACTTCAAATACATTTTTAAAACCAATCATTGCCAAAGATTCATTAATTCTATTTTTAACAAATTCTTTTAAAATCAATGCTGACAATCCTTTTTCATTAATTCCATTAGCCATCCAATCAATAATCTTAGATTCAGCTAAAAATGCTTCGCCAGCCTCTTTCAAGATTTTATCTTCTAATTCATCATCAAACAATTCGGGTAATTCCTCTCTAATTGTATTAATAATCTGACATCCTGCTAGAGCATGTAAATTTTCTTCATTTCTTGTATAGCATACTTGTTGGTCCGTGTCCTTCAATACATTTTTATTTCTGGCGAACCAATTAATAATGTAAAATTGAGAAAATAATGAAACATTTTCAACAAAAAGAGTAAAAAGAATTAACGCATATAGATATTGCTTTCTTGAATCTTTGTAAAACCTATGGGTATATTTTTTTAAATACTTAACTCGACCCTGAATCCATTCGAGTTTTAAATTCTCTTCAAAAACGTCCTCCATGTCCAAAACGGATAGAAGCCTTTCGTAAGCGTTATTATGAATGACCTCAACATTAGCCATTACATATCCCAAATCCGCAATGGATGGATGTGGTAAATTCTCGCCGACTTTTGCCCAAAAACTTTTTACAGCTACTTCGATTTGTCCGATAGCCGAAAGAGTTCTAATAATAATCTCTCGTTCTTGATCTGTTAATTGTGTTTTAAATTCGTGATAATCGCTTTTAAATGAAAATTCTTTATCGGTCCAAAAACCATTGTGCATGGCCTCAATAAATTTTTCTGTCCAAGGATACTTATTGGGTTTTCTGCTAACCTGCTCATCAAATATTGTCGTCTTTTGATTAATTAATTCGCTCATATAAAGTCTGCTCTCAACTCTAACACTCTCTCCAATTCTTGTCAACCTAATTCTTCCAATTGATAAACACTATTTTCTGTCTCAATTATTTTATAATTATCTTTCTCAATAATATTTTTAACTGTCGTAGAATAAAAAAGGCCCAAACACTCAATCCCGTTTCTCGTATCTCTTTGAATAACTAAACTCTTTCCAGTTTCCAACGATCCAATAATTGTTCCTGTCAATTCGTATTCAACTGGCAAAGAAATGTCTCCATTATCTTCTCCGCACTTGTATTCATCCCAATTTGCCGTCCTATATCTTGGCAATGCGGCCTCTGAAATTTTCTTTACTTTAATTTTCATTACTTTAATTTTCATTTAATTCTTTAATCTGTAAATTGTAACAATCCGCTTTTACAATAAATCCGTTATTCCCGTCTTGCTCTCCTTTTTTAAGAAATCTTGCTTTTTTGAAGTATTCTTCTTTACTAATATGACCTAAGACCCATGCAATGTCAAGCGAATCTTTTACCCTGACAAAGCAATATTCGTCGCATTCTTGCCTTGTATTATAATTCGCTATTGAACAATCATAATAATCTTTTGGGGCAACACTTGTTTTTTTAGTCTTAACATCAACTTTAGTGCCATTTGCAAGAACTAAATCATATTCATAGGTGTTTTTTATTTTACCTCCTAAGATCTTTTGCGCCGCCAACTCTCCTAAAAAACCTACTATATTACCTTCTCCTTTTTCAATCGAATTATTAATAATGCCCATTTCTTCGGATTTAAACCGAGCCTCTTTAAGCATTGCTTCTGTAATTTCGACTTCGATCATCCGTATAAAATCCACCAAGTAGGCAAAAGGATTTTACACGTAACGCTGAAATTTATCTAGTCTTTGGAGAAAATAAAAGAATAAAGTTACTCCTTCTGTTTAATTAATTCATATAAAT